ATGTATGAGATCATACGAAGAGGCGGCTCTAAAGGATCCAGGACTGGGAAGAATCCACAACTACAAGACTACCTAGTCCAGCAGCTCACCGCTGTGGATTGGATAGGCTGGATAATGGCGCTGAAGTGTAACGTCCTAGTAACAGCTCACCTAGGATTTGAGAAGGATGAATACACCGGCGCTATAGAGTCCGGTCCTCTTATGTATGGGAAGTTAGCTAAGAAGATACCTATTCCGTTCGACGAGTGTTACATCATGCGTGTGAAGGAAACTTCTCGAGGGTTGGAGTACCGATGCCAGACTAAAATGGATGGGAGGTATGCAGCTAAGTCTCGTATTGGCGGTAGAGCTTTCGAGATGATGGAGGAGCCAGACGTTAGAGCTATGATGAAGAAAGCCAAAGCGGCTCCAGATTCTTACACAGATAAGGATACTATCCTTAACCCTACTCTCGCGCTGGAAGAGCGAACGAAGTAACTTAAGCTAGTTCATACTCTTACCTCAAGGAAGGAAAAAGATGAGCCTTTTAGACGTGAACCTGAATGACAGTATGGAGTTCGGAACCTTGCCCGACAACCAGGAAGCGAAGCTGGAGATAATCCGAGCCGAGCTGACTGAGAGCAAGAGTCAGTCTCCTGCCACTCACAATCTCGCACTGGTCCTGGCTAGTGAGCAGATCGGTGTGGACGATATACGCATTTGGCTCCCAGTGCCGAATGACGAGTGGAAGGATGTGGATGAGAAGGCCTACGTCAAGGCAGTTAATCGCATCAAGGATGTGTGCGCCTGCTTTAGCATCTCCATGCCATGTGAAGTTGAGGACATGACTGGTAACTCTGGATGGTGCCTCATGGGAGAGGGCGAGGATGACCTGAACCCAGGTAAGATGAGGAACTTCGTCCGGAGGTACATACAGGCCAAGTAAGTCTAAGGCCCGCTCTATTCAAACAGGGGTCCTGGATCAGAACGGGGAGATCTAGGATGAATAGGGCGGGCCCAAAGGCAGACGCAAAGATTATGTATAAGGCTTTACTAAGTGACCTTACAATAAGAAAGTCAGACATCCATGGCTTAGGGGTTTTTGCTAGGAGGAGTATCCCTAAAGATACAATCTTAGGAATTAGCCATGTGAAAGACAAGAGCAATACAGGCTGTTATAAAGATGGATACATACGCACACCTTTGGGTGGCTTCATCAATCACTCTAACAAACCAAACTGTATTAAGGTTAAGGTACTTGGGACTTGGTTTCTCCCGCTTTCAGAAGGAGAATTAAGCTCCACTATGGCAATACAAACTAACAAAGCAGTAAGAGAAGGTGAAGAGATAACAGTTTCTTACACATTATATACAGTAGATTAGGTAACCTATATGTGGCCAGGTGAGGATAGGTGTCTATTTCGAGGACCGTCCTTGAGTGGGCAACAGGGTAGAGGACCTCACCTGGCCCATTAAACCTTATAGATAAATAGTATGCGTCTAACTTTTGATATATCAGATGAAACAGCTGAGATTCTACACGCCCATCTTCCTCATGGCTCGCGTAAGTATATCTATAAGGCTCTTATAGAAGGCCTAGCCTACAAACTCCAGCATGATAGAGTAAGCACACTATCTTCTTTAGTAACTAAGACCTGGAATATAAATGAGTTTGTAATGCTTAGTCAGAAGGATACATAGATCCTCCCCATATATAAGGTGGCTATAAGATGTCAGACCTAGAAACCAACAAGCTAAGTATATTACTTTTAGAAAGTGAGGCTCTAATTGAATACATAATACGTATACGTACTAAGCGTAGAGAGAGCATTCTCTATAGAGCCAAGCTTCATAAGTCTAAAGCTAACTCTAGCTCTAAGCCTAAACCCAAGGACAAACCAGCTCAACGTATGGTTCAAGAGTTATCCATTGAACAAATGCAAGAGCTACTAACCACACTACAGGATACTAATGGCTGAAGAATTAGCGGATGAAGAGTCTCAGAGTGTAGACCTAACCGATTACCATAGTCAAGGTTTGTCTTCATTATCTGAAGAGCCCGAGTGGACAGAGATAGCAGAAGCAACCTTCGCCAACATAGACCCAACTCAGATCATTCTAGAGAATAGAGCTAGAGAGAAATACCAAGACCTAGATGTTCTTGCTGAGTCTATGAAAGAGAAAGGAGTCATTCAGCCCCTAGCTGTTCAAGCCACAGAGGACCCCGAAAAATTCCTCTTGCTTGCTGGTGGCCGTAGATACTCCGCTGCAGTCCTGTCCCAGATACGTCCGCTTCCAGTTCGTATATTCCCCAAAACTATTTCAGATCTAGACCGTAAAGAAATAGAACTATTCGAAAACATCCACCGCATGGATCTAGACTGGTCTGACAAGGCCAAGCTAACTAGAGAGATCCACGCTCTCAAAACTTCTCAGCACGGCATAGCTGTCTCAGGTGGGACAGGGGAAGAGAAGCGAGGGCATAGCCTAGAAGACACAGCTAAGCTCATAGGCTACAAAGAAAAGTCTGGTGTGTCTAAAGACATCTCCCTGGCCAATGCTCTAGATAACCACCCCGAACTAGCCCAAGCTAAGAACGCCTCAGAAGCTAAACGTATGTTGTACAAGATAACCCGTAACGCCGAAGAGGCCCGCTCCGCTGAAGCCTTTGAGGCCGAAGAAAGTCTATCTAATGCAGAGAGTGTAAAGCGCAGACTATGTAACTCATATGCTAGAGGAGACTTCTTTGACCTAGTCTCTGATGTTCCCGATGCAGGGTGTAATGTTATAGAGATAGATCCTCCCTATGCCATAAACCTACAGGGTATCAAGGAGGCAGAGTCTATAATCACAGAAGGTTATACAGACATAGCTCCAGAAGACTACCCTCTATTCCTTGAGACAGTCTTCACAGAATCCTACCGTGTCCTAATGTCTAGCGGTTGGGTCATCTGTTGGTTCGGCTTCCAATGGTATCCAGAGGTGCGTGCAGCCCTCGAGCGCGTAGGCTTTTCAGTGTGCCATATCCCAGGCTTTTGGGTGAAGCCTACCCAAGGCCAAACTCGCTCTCCAGAGACACGCCTAGCTGGTGTAGTAGAGTGCTTTCTGTATGCCCGTAAGGGCAAAGAAGTCCTACGTAAGCAAGGTAGAAACAACCTGTTCCTGTATCATCCAGCTCCTCCCAGTACCAAAGTCCATCCCACAGAACGTCCTATAGAAATGATGGAGGATATACTAACCACCTTCGTAGTCCCAGGCGGCCAGATAATGGTCCCATTCTTAGGCAGTGGCAACACTCTCCTCGCTGCGGCTAACGTAGGCATGAGAGGATTTGGCTTCGACTTAGACGCAGACGACAAGTATAGAAACGCCTACGTCAACCGAGTCGTTAATAAGAAAGGAGATAAGTTCACAAGCTATGCTGAAACCACTTAGTTGAAATTTTCACCAAAGGAGAATAAGAATGATCTACGCTCCATATACTGCAGGGCCTGAAGATACTAAGATAGCCTTTATAGGGCAGGCTCCAGGTGCAGAAGAGTCGTCACGAGGAGGTGCGTTCATAGGTCCGGCAGGGCGACAGCTCACTAAGTTCTGCGCCTCGGCTGGAATAAACCGCGACACATGTAGACTAGACAACGTGTGTCAATTCTTCCCGGAAGGAGATGATCTAACCCCATACATTAAGATGGGGACTAAGAACGTAAAGCCTACAGAGATAGTCTTGGAACAAGTAGAAGCTCTCAAGTCTAGGCTTATGAACACTAGTGCGAATATACTAGTTCCATTAGGAAACATATCAATGTGGGCTTTGACAGGAAGGGTAGGTATCACTAAATGGAGAGGCTCTATTCTTGAGAGCACGCTGCTTCCTGGACGGAAGGTGATTCCTACTATACATCCTAGTGCTACATTGAAAGCCTTTGGGGCTAACTATCTATCCGGACACTTTATAGTATATGATCTGATTAGAGTTAAGAAAGAGTGTGAGTTCCCTGATATTAGGCTGAGGAATAGAAGCATTACTGTTAGTCCTACTATAGCTACAGTAAGGGCTTTTTTGCAGGAGTGTTCTAAGGCTGAAGCCATAGCCTATGACATAGAAACTAGAGGTAAGTCTCTGTCTCACATAGCCTTCGCCATCAATCCAGATCTGGCTATGTGTATTCCTTTTGTAGATGGAGCCAAAGATGTATGGCTTCCTGATGAAGAGGCAGAGATTATGAGGTTAATAGCGAAGCTGCTAGAAGATGAAAAAGTGCATAAGGTAGGGCAGAACCTGTCCTTTGATTGCACGTTTATGTATAGAGAGTATGGTATACATGTAAGGCCTATACATGATACTATGCTGGCCGCTGCTATTCTATTTCCAGATTTTCCTAAAGGTCTAGACTTCTTAGTCTCTGTGTACTGCGACGGAGAGCCTTACTATAAGGACGATGGGAAAGAATGGATAAAGAATCCTTTCTCAGACGAGGACTCTTTCCGTAGATACAATGCTATGGATGCAGCTACACTGCTTGAAATATTCCCTAAGCAGACCAAGGAGCTCAAGACTATTGGGAACTGGAATACGTATATAGACAAGCGAGATTTGGTCCATCCGTTGGTGTACGCTGGAGATAGAGGGCTGCCTGTAGATACAGCTGCTATGAAGCGTGAGGCAGAAGAGTGTACGATTAGGTTGGAGAGTTTGTATAAAGACCTTAAAGATATAGTAGGCCCACAACTAAACATTAACAGCAATCCTCAGTTGTTGAATTACTTCTATGTAGTGAAAGGCCTGAAGCCATACACCAAGCGCCGTAAGCAGGGTGGTAGTACGCCTACTGTAGATGAGAAGGCTCTTTCCCGTATAGCCTCACATGGTCTAGAAGAAGCTAGGATTATACTAGAGATAAGAAGAGAAGAGAAACGTAAGGGAACATACCTAGAGGTTAATCTAGACACAGACAACAGGTTTAGGTGTTCTTATAATCCTGTAGGAACTAAGCAGGAACGTATATCTTCTTCTAAAACTATCTGGGGAACTGGTAGCAACTTTCAAAACATCCCACATGACGTACTGAAAATGTTTGCGTCTGATCCCGGCGGAGTGCTGGTATGCCAGGACCTAGCCCAAGCGGAGAATAGATATGTAGCCTACGAAGTTGGTGAACTTAAGATGATTGAGGCCCTTGAAGAAGGGGTGGACATACATACACTTACAGGATGTTTAGTGCATAGTGTTCCTATAGATAAATGTACTCCAGAGATTAGGCAGGATGGTAAGAAAGCTAATCATGGTCTCAACTACGGACTAGGCATAGACAACTTTATAATCCAGTACGAGCTAGACTATGAGCAGGGTAAGTGGATATGGAATAGATACCACACTGTATACTCGAGCATCAAAGAGGGTCACGCAGCTATACGAGATGAGTTGGCTAAACGTAATAGAATTCTAGTTAATTATTACGGCCGCTCTCGCAGGTTCCTAGACCAATGGGGCCCGGGCTTATTTGAGAAGGCTTACAACTACAGGCCCCAAAGTGCTGTCGCAACTAAAATGAACAACGATGGGGTTAAGTATATATACTACAACCAAGAGTTGTTTCCAGAGGTAGAGTTTGTTAACACAGTCCATGATAGCGTTTGGTACTGGATACCTATATCTTCTGGATATGAGAGAATAATTGAGATCTTTAAGCAGGTTAAGAAGCAGCTTGAAACCCCTCTCACGATACGAGGCAGGTCTTTCTCCATTCCAGTAGACACAAAGATAGGAGTGAACTTAGACGAGGAGAAGATGATAGAATGGAAAGCTAAAGACACAGACTTATCCGACTCCAACATTTCCTATCTAGCCGAAGAACTGGAGACTCATCTTGAACAGGCGAGTTCATAATTGGATAGATGGGTTCCTTGACTATACAGATAATACAGAGCCTAGAGTTAGTTATAGAAAATGGGTAGCCATATCTACTATAGCCTCTGTACTGCAGCGCAAATGCTATCTGAAGTGGGGCAGGGAAACCTTCTATCCAAACATGTACATAGTTCTAGTAGGCCCTCCAGCAGCACGCAAGGGCACAGCTATGCGGGAAGGCAAGCAGTTCCTTAATGCCATAGGTGTAGAAGTCTCGGCAGATGAATCTAGCAGACAGAAGCTAGTACAATCCCTTAAGCAAAACGCGGCGGGTGAGGCTTCTCCAGACGGAAAGGGTATGACCCATCATGCTTCTATTACAATATATAGTACAGAGCTCACAGTTTTTCTAGGCTATGAGTCCAAAGAATTACTCTCTATGCTATGCAAGTGGTTTGATTGTGAAGAGAGGTACGTGTATGATACTATCCAACGAGGACGTGAAGAGATACCTAATGTATGGGCTAACTTACTTGGCGCTACTACACCTGGCCAGCTTCAAGTAGCTCTACCAGAGGGAGCCGTAGGCTCAGGCTTCACTTCGCGTGTAGTGTTTATATTTGAAGAAGATAAAGAGAAGGTGATAATCAAACCTGACATCTCGAACGAGCAACTGGCTTTGGGTAAAGAGCTCTCCCTAGACCTAGGAGACATACGCAGCCTTCATGGAGAGTTTATGGTAGACGACACATTTGAAGATCTATATGTCAACTGGCGTCATACTAGCGAAACTCAGCAGCTCTTTACTGAGCCCAGGCTAGACTACTATATCCAACGCAGGCCTACACATATATTCAAACTAGCTCTAATCTACTCAGCCGCTCGAGGAGATAGCAAGATCATAACCGGAGAGGATCTAAGCTACGCTATAAATGCTTTAGAGAATGCAGAGATTAAGATGCCGAATGTATTCGCAGGCATTGGTACCAATCCTCTAGCCGGTCTGCAGATCCGCCTTCTTCGTATGCTCAAAGAGCGAGGTAGT